CGGTGCGGCCGGGCGGGTGTGTGTATCTGGCGCTTACTTCGGCCAATTTTCTGCAGCAGAGCCCGACCTTGGATTTGGTTCAGTTGCAGGGTACCGGGAGTATTGGCGCGGCGGCGGCGGCTTTTGCCTGGCACTCGCACACGGGGGTTATCAACGGCGCGGCTAGTGTGGTGCGGGTGGACGGTGCCGAGACGACGGGTACGGTGGCGGTGGTGGCTGGCACGGGGCTGATGTATTTCGCGGCCGCGGCGGCGGGTGCGACGTGTCAGCAGAGTGAGATGGTGTGGTGGGACGGCTATGCGTTGACCCAGTCGGAGCGTGCTGCGCTGAGCAACAATCAGCGAGCTTTTTGGGGTTTCTGATGCGGGCGGTTGTCGTGTCGGTGCTGTTGCTTGTCGGGGCCGCGATGGTTCCGGCGCTGGCTGATATGTATCAGGACGGCAGCAACGCCAAATTGCCGCAGGCGCGCGATAATCTTGGGGTTGGTTCGTATCGCGATCTTTGTGCGCCGGATACCGGGGTCAAGTGCGATGGTGTGACGGACGACGCGGCTGCGATCAATGCGCGGCTGGCGGCGGTTCCGGGGGTGTATGTCGTGCCGCGAGGCAGGATGATCGCGTTGGGGTCGACGGTAAATTTTCGCGGCAATTACAGTGGGTTGGTTTGCGAAGCTCCGAGTGGCGAGCCGTTAGTGGGGCAGGCCACGATGACCGGCTGCGCAATACTCAAGTGGGTGGGTGCCGCTGGGGGCACGATGGTCAGCTTGCGCCCGCCGCCGGGTGGTCCGGCGAATACGGTAATGCTCGGCATGCGGCTGTCGGGATTGGCGTTGCAGTGTGACGGGACGTCGGTGGCGGCGGTTGGGATTGAGGCGGTTGAGATCCAATCTAGCGTCTTCGAGAGGTTGTACGGGCGCAATTGCAGCAAGGCCGGCTTTCTCGGCGGCGATTTGTCGACCACGGTATCCGGCAGTTTCAGATTTAATCAATTAAACGACATTCAGTGCTTTTACGATCCCGACGCACCTGGGGACTGCGTGCAGGTTTATGCCGATGGCGTCAACGCGGACATCAACGGCAACGAGTTTCGCCGGATCACGGGCGACATGGGGCACGGCAACGCGGTTTCGGTCTACGGCAGCGACAGCAATACGTTTTACGACATAAGCGCCGGCAGCACGGGCACCGACAAGGGGGCGGCCTTGGTGTTCGGGTCGAGCCGCAATAGCCATGCCGGCAACAACAGCAACACGGTCTTTGTTTCGCAGGCGAGTGCGCTTGGCGATGGGGGAATTATCGTTGGCGGTACTGGCGGCACGGACGGGGTTTGCAGCGGTTCGGCCCTAACTTCGGCTTCCGGCGCCTTTAACCGCTACGACATCGGGGTGGCGGTTACCGGGGCGAATTTTGCGCCGGGCACGACGGTTGCCGGAGTTGTGACGGCGCGGAAGGCGACATTGAGCCAACCTTGTACGGCCGGCGCCAGCCTTACTTATACGATCGCCGGCCGGACGGCGTCGGATTATATCCAATTTTTCGGCAACAGCACGGCAAACGACAATCGCCCGCCACTAGCCGGCACGGGTGCCGACTTTTATCTTGCGCCATCGGCTGGGCAGATCAGCGTGGCGGCGAACGGTGTCGATGGTTTTTATGTGGTGACGCCGTTTCAGAACGGTGCCCATTTTGACAATAAGGGGGCCTCGGCCGAGGTGCAGTTCCGGCTGCCCAACCCGCAGAAGGGGTTGCGATATTGTTTTACCAATGTGGTGCCGGGAATTCCGATCACTCCGTTCGCGCCGGCCGGGAGTTGGTTGTTGGTGGCTGGTCGCGGGGAGGTGGCGTTGATCTCTTCTGCGATGATCGGCGCGACGGTTTGCGTCGAGGCGAAGGCGCATGTTGGTTCTCTGCCGAACTGGGTCGTGGTTGCGTCGGGTGAAGGTTGGGACACGACCGCTGTCTCGGGACTGCCTGCGTGTAATGGTTACCGCCTTTATATGCGAATGGTGGTCAACGACGCGGCGGGAGCGGTGACATATCGCGGGGCGGTGACGGGCGGCGGGGGTCAGGTAGTGCCGGTGTTCTGCAACGGCGTGTCTTGGGAAGCGCACTGACGCCATGACCGCGGGGCGGATTGAATTGCCGGAGAAACTGATCCCGGTGTTCAGTGGTGAGGCCCTCTATCGCGGCGCCTACGGCGGCTCTGCGCCGACCTATCGTGGCACGCTGACCGGCGGCGGCACCCTGGCGGTGCTGGCGTATTGCAACGGCACGTCGTGGGAAGCGCACTGACGATCACCGGCCTGGACTAACTGGACATTCAACACATGCAACTCCGACAGAAGCAGTCGGCGGCGCCGCCGCCCGCTGACGATCCGCTCGAGTTCGTGATGAGCGACGGGTCGGTGGATCGTATGGGCGACATCATCGAGCCGGAAGGCTGGCAGCTCGATAACTTCCGCGCCAACCCCGTCGCGCTGTTCGCGCACGATCCGAAGTTCATCGTCGGCAACTGGCATGACGTCGGTGTGCGCCGCGGCCAGCTCACCGGGCGCCTCGAACTGATGGCCCCGGTTTCAGACCGTCAGCGCGAAATCCACACCGCGTTGCAGGCGGGCATGCTGCGCGCCGTCAGCGTCGGGTTTCACAGCGACAATTTCGAGCCGCTCAAAGCGACGGGCGGCCTCCGCTTCCTCGAGGCCGAGCTGGTCGAGTGCAGTTTGGTCGCGGTGGGAGCAAATCCGAAAGCCTTGGCGATTGCCAAATCGCTGGGCATCTCCCCGCAAGGGCAAAGCCTGATCTTCGGCGTGCATGCCAATGAAGAGAGGGAAATGTCGGGCGGGTTTCATGGCGTGCATGCCCAGCGAGGTGACGTATCCCGAAAGATTAAAACCATGAACTACAGCGAACGTATCGAAAGCGCGCAGCAAGACGTTGTCGCGCTGCAAGATCAGTTGGCGGGCCTGCCTGATGCCGAGGACGTGGCAAAGGTAAGCGACCTCACCCAACGCATTACCGAGGTGAAGAGCAAAATTTTTGCCTGGGTCGAGGCCGAAAAGGCGCTCGGCAGCGAGGCGGCGCCAATCACCGTCCCAAAAGACCGGATCACGGTGTATTCGCCGGCGCAACCGCTACCGGCGAGCGCGCCAAAGTCGTGGGCGCAACCGAAGCGCAAGCAGACCCCAGACGAGGATCATATCCTGCGCCACTTCGTGGCGACCACGATTGCCTACGTCAAGCGGCAACCGATCGAGGTCGCGCTGGCCGAGTTGTACGGCAGCTATGGCGACTTCGAGGTGACCAAGGGGGTCGTCGAATGGCGAACCCGCGCCGCTACGGCACCGGCTACGACAACGACGGCTGGTTGGGCGGCCGAGCTTGCGGTGACAGGACAGGGCGCGTGGTTCAATGCGGTCATGGCGGGCTCTATCTTCCAGCCGGTGGCGGGCCGCGGCATGAACATCACGCTCGGCCGCTACAACCAGATCAGCATGCCGACCCGGCAGGCGACGCCGACCATTGCCGGCAGCTTCGTCGCGGAAGGCGCGCCGATCCCGGTGCGGCAGGCCGCGTTTACGACGGTGGCGATCGGCCTAAAGAAAATGGCCGTGATCACCAGCTACACCCGCGAGATCGCCGAGCACTCGACGCCCGAGATTGAGACGATCCTGCGGCAACTCATCATGGACGACACAGGCGTCGCGGTGGACACGGTGTTTATCGACAACGTGGCGGTGTCCTCGATCCGCCCGGCCGGCATCAGGAACGGCGTCTCCGGCCTGACACCGACCGCGGGCGGCGGCTTTGCCGCATTGGTCGGCGACCTCAAGGCGATGGTCGGCGCGCTCGCCGCGGTCAATGCGATGGGCTCGCTGGTCTGGATCATGAACCCGGTGCAGCAGATCGCCATCTCACTGACCCAGAATGCGGGCGGGGACTTCCCCTTCCAGGCCGACATCAACGCCAACCGGCTGCTCGGATACGGGGTTGTCGTCTCCTCGACGGTGCCGGCCGGCATGGTGATCCTGATCAACGCCGATGATTTGATGGTCGTGCAGGGCGATACGCCCCGTTTCGATGTGTCCGACCAGGCCACCCTGCACTTCGAGGACACCACGCCGTTGCAGATCACCACGGGCGCGCAGGGCTCGGCGGTGGCGGCGACGCCGGTGCGATCGATGTTCCAGACCGACAGCCTGGCGTTGCGCATGATCCTGCCGATGAACTGGGCACTCCGGCGCACCGGCAGCGTCGCCTGGGTGACGAGCGTCACTTGGTAGGACCGCGACGCTACGGATGGAGAAAGCCGGCGCAGTGGTTGCTGCGCCGGCGCATCACAAAGGACCAAAGCGATGCCGATGGAACTCAACGAACAGCAGCAGGCGGCAAAGAGGGAATACCAGCAGCGGAAGGAGCGGACGGCGGCGCTGACCAACCTGACGTTGGCTTCGACCGACGGAACCGCTCTCGGGCCGCCAACCCCGACACAAGAAGAAAATGATCTGTTGGCGCTGGGCCTGATGCACCCGGATGACAAGGCGGTGTCGCCGCAGGACAAGGCAATGCCTTCCGTGGCGGCGCAGCAGGCCTATCTGGCGAGCGGCGAAGCGCTGCCGCAGGCGCAGTCGCGGCCCCAGGCAACCCCTGCACCACGGCCACCGCCGGCGCCCGAGCGCAGCGTGCCGCGCAGCGAGCCACCGAAGCCCTAGATGGCGCTACTGGCGCGGGCGGCGGAAGCGGCGACCCGCATCTTCCGCCCGCGGGCCAAGCAGTTCGGGCCCGGGCCTTTTATGTCGCCAATAATGGGCGGCAGCGTGGTCCCGCCAAACTGGCCGATGAATTGGTGGCAGCTTGGTTATGACCCGCTGCGCTCGAGCGGCTCGGCCGTGGTCTACGCCTGCCGCCAGGCTTATGCGCAGACGATCAGCATGTGCAGCGGCACGCATTGGCAGTCGGACGGCAAGGGCGGCCGGGAGCGGATGACGACATCGGCACTGTCGCGGATCCTGCGCAAGCCGAACGGCTATCAGAGCCCGGCCGATTTCTTCCTTTACCTCACCGACTGCCTCTACGGCGAGGGCGCCGCTTTCGGGCTGGTGATCCGCAATAATCGATTTGAGATATCCGAAATTCACCTGATGACCCCGAGCCAGTGTTCGGTGAACGTCGGCGCGGATGGGGCGATTTACTATCAGCTTGCCGGCAATGCGATTGTCGAGCGCTTGTTTGCCGATAACCGGCAGGCTTTGCAACAGGTGCCGGCGCGCGACGTGCTGCATGTGCGGCTGCCGCACCCGCGCAACCCATTGCAAGGCTGCGCGCCATTCGAGGCGTCGCTGCCCGAGATAGTTGTATCGAACGCGCTAATGGCGCAGGCGTTGGCCTATGCCAGCAACGAGGGGCGGCCCTCCGGCGTGCTTCAGACGCCCGCCAGCTTTCACGATAAGCCGGAAGCGGTCGAGCGGCTGCGCGCCAAGTGGAACGAGCACACCCAAGGGATCAACGCCGGCGGCACCCCGATCCTGACGGATGGCCTCGAATGGAAGCCGGCCGTCGTCAACAGCCGCGACGCGCAACTGGCCGAGAGGTTGATGGTCAGCGACCAGCGCATTGCAATGGTTTATCGGGTACCGCTGCCGCTCCTGTCGTTGGCGGCTGGCACTGGGCCGCAGGGTTCGACCGAGAGCCTGATGGGGTTCTGGGTGTCGACCGGGCTTGGCCCCTGCGCCAATCTGATCGAGGACGCATTCGGGCGGGTGTTCGGCCTGGCCGGTTGGCCCGACGACTACCTCGAGCTCGACCTCGAGGCGCTGCTACGGGCGAATTTCCGCGACCGGATCGAGGGGCTGGCGAGGGGCGTGCAGGGCGGCATCTTCTCGCCCAACGAAGCCCGCGCCAAAGAAGATCTGCCGGCCATGCCGTTCGGCGACGAGCCGCGGGTGCAACAGCAGGTCGTCCCGCTGAGTGCCTGGGACAAGGCGCCGCCGGCAACCCCGGCACCGGACGCGCCGCCGCCGGCGCCGCCCGCCGGCTCGGATGGGAGTGGCGATGCAGCAGGAGACGCAGCAAAGGCCGTCGCCGCTTTCCGCAGACGCGCAGCGAATGACAGCAACACTCTCGCCGCTTGAGGCGCTGGCCGACGAGCTCGGCGCCTTCGCCGCTCGGGTCGAGCGCGAGATCAGCCTGTCGCTGTCGGCGGCGCTGGCCGAGCTGCGTGCCAGCCGCGCCGAGATCGAGCTGCGGGTCGACCGGGCTGTTACCGAGAGGCTCGCCGCCTTGCAGGACGGCCAGCCGGGGCCGCCAGGGCCGCCAGGGGAGCAGGGGGAGCCGGGAGAGGCTATCCCAGGGCCACCCGGCGAACCGGGGCCTCCTGGGCCGCCAGGCGAGCCCGGAGGGCAGGGGCCGCCAGGCGAGCCCGCGCCGCCACCGGAACCAGGGCCAGCGGGCCCACCGGGGGAACCGGGGCCTCCCGGCCCGGCGGGGGCGGCCGGCAAGTTCATCGCGCCGAAGCAATGGCAACCCGGTATCCACTACGACGGCGCGCTCGTCATCCACCGGGGTTCGACCTACTGCGCCGCACGCGACACCGCCGAACAGCCACCGCATGACGACTGGATCGTCGTCGCGGCTTGCGGCGAGGCGCCGTATGTCGGCGAGGTTTGCGGGCTGTACGATCCCGAGCGGCAATACCGGAAATACGATCTCGTGACTTTCCGCGACTCGGAGTGGCGGGCGCGGCGCGACGACCCAGGCGAATTGCCGGGAGACGGTTGGGCACTCTCCGCGCGGGCCGGCAGCCGCGGCAAGCCGGGTGAGAAGGGCGATCGCGGCAGCTCCGCAGCAGCGCCGACGATCGTTCGCTGGGAAACGCGGGACTACCGCGCCGTGCCGGTGATGTCGGATGGCAGCCTCGGGGCGCCGCTCGATCTGCGCGCGTTTTTCGAGCTCTACCACGCCGAGCGCGCCGCCTGATGCCGACCAACGTCCGATACACCATCACGCGGGTGATAACGCCGGCCGACAGCCTGGCCCTGGTGAGCCTCGATGACGCGAAAGCGGTGCTCGGCATCGACCCGGCGGACACGTCGAAGGATGCGGTGCTGACGCAGCAGATCGACGCGGTGTCGGCGGCGGTCAACAACTTATGCAACCGGATCTTTGCGGTGCAGACCTATCAGGATCAATTCCGCTACGTCTACAACTGGCTGTATTCGGGCGAGCCGCTGCGCACCCGGCAGTTTCCGATCGTGGTGGACGATACCGGCGTGCCGCTGGTGACGGTGAGCGAGGACGGCGCCGCGGTCGACGTGGCGGCGTGGGACGTCTACCCGGAGGATGGCGCGCTCTATCGCCTCGACGGCACCAGCGTCGCCGGCTGGATGGGCACGACGATCCTCGTCGACTACACCGCCGGCTATGACCCGATCCCGGCTGATGTGCAGGGCGCTGCGCTCGAATGGCTAACGGCGCGGTGGTTTGCGGTCGGGCGCGACCCGGCGCTGCGGTCGGAGACGGTCCCCGACTTGATCAGCCAGGTCTACGCGGGCGATGCCGGCGCCGGCACCAGCGGCGGCGCCATCCCGCCGGGGGCCCGCGACCTGCTGGCGCCTTACAAGCTGTGGTCGGTATGACGCCGCAAGTCTTGATCGGGCGGCTGGATGCGGCGATCGCCGGCTACGGGCAGACGGTGGTGCTGCAACGCACTGCGGTCGACGCTACCGGCGAGGTGACCGTCGCGGAGCAGATCGAATGCCCGGCTGCGGTGCGCGCCTTTGGTCCGCAGGACCTCGAAGCCGGCGAGGTTACGGACATCAAGGTCGTGCTCAGCCCGACAGGCTTGGGCACCTTCGGCATGCCCAGCCGCGACGACCGCATCGTCATCGAAGGCAACCCCTCGAACATCACCCAGATTGCGCCGCTCAGCTACGGCGGGCAGTTGGTGCGGTTGAACCTCCTCTGCCGTGGCTGACACGCGCGAGCTTCTCCTGGCCCGGCTGGTCGAGGTGTGTGGTGCGGTGAACGGCGTGCGCGCGGTGGGCCGCAACACGCTCGACGTAGCGGCGCTGAACCGACCGGCGGTGATCGTGCAAGACGGCATCGAGCAGATGCGCGACACCGCCCAAGGCGCGCGGTACAGCGAAGTTGGCCGGATGGAATTGTCGCCGGGCGTCACGGTGTTCGTGCGCGCCGGCAACGGCGTCGATCCCGGCGGATTGATGTCGCTCTATCGCAGCCGGGTTGTGACGGCGGTGCTGACCGATGCCGAGCTTATCGCGGCGACCGGGCGCAACGGCGGCATTCGCTACGAGGGCTGCGTTGCACTGCCGCCCGATGCCGAAACCAAAGAACACCGGCTCGATCTGAATTTCGTTTTTGCCTATTCGTTCAAACTGGCGGATGTCGCCGCGGAGGTGCCATTGACCGTGCCGGTTCGGGTGGAATCTCCCGCCAGTGGGGCGACCATTGTCATGCAGGGCGGCGAGAGCGCGCTGTATGTGGCGACGGGACCGCTCGATGCCTTGGCGGTGCGGTTGCCGCCCAGTATCCCGGCCGGTTGGCTGGTCGAGGTCTCGTTCGTGGCCTCGGTCGCCGACCTGGTGGTGCGGGATGCGGACGGGGCGGCGGTGGCGGGCGCGCCGACGAGTGCCTATGGCCCCGGCTCGGCGCTGGCGTTCCGCTATGTGGATGCAGTCATCGGCTGGGTTTACTGGGCCTGAATGGCCGGCGGCATCGACTTCCGCATCGACGAGAGCGACACCGGCCGGATACTGGCGCGGCTCGACCAGTTTCCCGAGGCGCTGCGCGTCCGGCTGCGCGATGTCATCACGCAACTGACGAACGAGCTTCTGCGCAAGGTGGAAGCCGCCGAGCCGGTTCGCACCGGCACATTGCGCCAGCAGACGCACGCCTATGTGGATGAGAGCCCTGGTCGGATACGCGGGCGGGTTCGGGTATTGCGCAATGGACGGCGGAACTATGGCGCGATTGCCGGCGCGCTCGAATATGGCGGCCCCGGCAAGAAGCGCCGCGGCATGGTCAGGGTGCGGGCATATCGGCGCGATGGGGCGACGATCCGTGCCTATCAGCGGCGGCAACCGCACATCAAGGCGATGCGCTTTCTGCGCGGCCCGGCGGCGGCGCAACTGCCGCGGGCGCGGGCTCTAATCCGCGCCGCCATCGGCGAGGTACTACAAGGCAATTAGCCTAATACAGGAGTTTAACAATGACCGTCACCCCGCACGGCCTCAACATCTTTGCCAAGAGCGAAATCATCGGGAAGGTAAAATTCGAGGGCGCCAACGACATCGGGCCGCAGCTCGTCATGGAGCTTAACAAGGTCATGTTTCGCCCGGCTGCCGCCGTTGGGCTTATACAAGACGAGTGGGGGCAGCTACAGCTTACCGGCGAAGTACTGGTGGACGATACCGGGGTATTCGGCACCCTGACGCATCCCGATAGCGGCGCCGTCTCACCGTTGGTCGATATGTACTATATCGGCAAAGGTATCGTCTCCATTCAGTTGGAAGGCGAGAGCACATTCCGCGACATCGGCAATGTGCCGACGTTCGAGTTCACCCCGGATATTACAACGCTGGCGCACTTCTCG